CAGAAAGTTGAACAATCCGATGAGTGACATTGATCTCTCCCCCGGTGCTTTTGCACTGCCTGAACCCATCCAAGCTTTGGATGCACCTGAACCTGACTCTAGCGATGAGCAAAAAGCCACGCAGCTTCCTAGCCCTACGGGTTGGAAGATTCTTTGCGCTGTGCCAGATGTTGACGAAAAGATTGCAGGATCGAGCCTGTATAAACCAGTTGAGTTTATGCGCCAAGAAGAACACGCTACCACTGTGTTGTTTGTTTTGAAAGTTGGCCCTGATGCGTACGGAGACACTGCCAAGTTCCCCAACGGCGCATGGTGTAAAGAGGGCGACTTTGTGTTAGTACGTACTTACTCCGGCACAAGATTCAAGATCTTTGGCAAGGAGTTCCGTCTCATCAACGACGACCAAGTTGATGCTGTTGTGCAAGACCCTCGCGGCCTGACCCGCGCTTGAAAGGAAGAATATGGCTGAACAGTACAAGTTCCCCGACGAAATTGAAGACAAGAAAACCAACGAGGTTGAGTTTGAGATTGAAGGGGCAGATGAAGTAGAGATTGAAATTGAAGACGACACGCCCGAGCGTGACAGAGGCCGCAAGCCCCTAGACCGTGAAGTGCTAGATCCAACCGATGAAGAAATCGAGTCCTATTCTGACAAAGTCAAAGGACGCATTAAAGAGCTGACCCACGCCCGTCATGACGAGCGCCGTGTCAAAGAAGCAACAATGCGTGAAAAGCAAGAACTTGAGCGTCTTGCACAACAGTTGATTGAGGAGAACAAACGCCTCAAGCAAAACGTCTACACAGGACAGGAAGCTGTCATTGAGGGCGCTAAGTCTAAAGCTGAAACAGAGCTTGTTATGGCAAGGCGTAGACTCAAAGAAGCCCAAGAGTCCTTCGACACAGACGCCATCATTGAAGCCCAAGAAGCTGTGATGGACGCGAAGATTCGTGCAGAACAAGTAAAAAATTATCGTCCTACCCCTTTACAAGACGAAAATTTTGAGGTACAAACGCAACAAGCCCAACCTTCAAGGGCTGAACCGGACGAAAAAACTCTGCGCTGGCAGGCAAAAAACCAGTGGTTCGGACAGCAAGGGTTTGAGGAATACACCAGCTACGCACTAGGGCTGCACCAAAAGCTAGTCACAAACGGAGTGGATCCCCGCTCTGCTGAATATTTCGATCAAATTGATGGTCGCATGAAGTCAACGTTTCCTGATTTATTTGGGCAAACAAACGACAAGCCAAGGTCTGGTGAGGTTCAAAAACGACCTACGACAGTGGTTGCCTCTGTATCTCGTTCTACGAGTGCAGGAAAAATTAGGCTAACTCAAACGCAAGTGGCGTTAGCTAGAAAATTTGGTTTAACCCCGCAGCAATACGCTGCACAAGTAGCAAAGTTGGAGAATTAAGATGGCTGAAACTATTGACCGCTCAAATCGTGACAGTAAGTCGCGCGATAAATCCGCTCGTACGGTATACGTACCACCGAGCAACCTGCCCGATCCGACACCTGATCCAGATTACACGTTTCGCTGGGTAGCGACGCATGTGCTAGGTCAGCCATTAGCCAACAACGTGTCCTTACAGATGCGTGATGGTTATGAGCCGGTGAAAGCAGTGGATCATCCGGAATTGGCTTTGTTTGGTAACAACGCAAACGGCAATGTGGAAATTGGTGGGCTGATGCTTTGCAAAGCCCCCAAGGAACGCGTCCAAGCCCGCGCTGAGTACTACAACAACCAAGCTCAAAACCAGATGGATTCAGTTGACAACCATTTCATGCGAAATAATGACCCTCGGATGCCCTTGTTTGCTGACCGCAAGTCATCATCAAGTCGCGGACAAGGATTTGGTTCTGGTTCTAAATAATTTATAGGAGTCTTTATGGCTTATCCGGTAATTGACGCCCCTTACGGGCTAAAACCGATCAACTTGATCGGAGGTCAGGTATTTGCGGGTTCTACTCGTGAATACGCAATCATCAACAACTACGCTACGAACATCTTCTATGGTGATCTCGTGGGCTTGGTTCGCGGTAACTTAGAGCGTCTTTCTGTAACTACTGGTACGCTGGGTACAGTAGCGGGTGTCTTTTTGGGATGCTCGTACACTAACCCGCTGACCAAACAGAAAACGTTTTCTCAGTATTATCCAGCAAGTACTGCTGCGGGCGACATTATGGCTATCGTTTGTGACGATCCTGACACTGTGTTTTCTGCTGTTGTTTGCTCGGCTACTACTGCTATTGCTTCTGGTGCTCGCGCAATGATCGGCCAAAACGTGGCGATGATTAACAACACTGGTAACACTGCAACTGGTAATTCAAAGAACGCAGTTCTAGCTCCAAGCGATACGCCTGCAACGACAGATGCTCTGCCTTTGCGTGTGTTGGGTTTGAATCCAAATACTTCCGTTTCTCTTGGTACTGCCACATTCACAAGCATTTCAACTGCCACAATCACTTGTAGCGCAATTCCTTTTGCGTTACCTGTTGGTACGGATGTAGGCTCATTGGACTCTAACGGCAATTACATTGCTTCAGGCTCCTTTGTAGATACAGCAGCGGCGGCTGGTGCAACGACTGTGATTTTGAATCAAGCCCCCATCACCGCTTTTGGTGCAGGCTCAACATTGGTCTTTAATCAATTCCCAGAAATTCTGGTTAAATTGAATTTTGGCCAGCACGAGTATTACGCAGCAACTGCAACAGCATAAGGAGCTAAATCATGGCTATTTCACGCGCACAACTACTTAAAGAACTGCTCCCCGGCCTGAACGCTTTGTTCGGCTTGCAGTACGCCACCTACGGCGAAGAGCACAAAGAAATCTACGAAACAGAGAAATCTGAGCGTAGCTTCGAAGAAGAGACAAAACTGTCTGGCTTCTCTGCTGCTCCAGTCAAGAACGAGGGTTCTGCCATTGCTTATGACAATGCGCAGGAAGCGTTCACGGCTCGATACAACCACGAAACCATTGCCTTGGGTTTCTCAATCACTGAAGAAGCGGTTGAAGATAACTTGTACGACAGCTTGTCTGCTCGCTACACCAAGGGTCTGGCTCGTGCTATGGCTTACACCAAACAGGTTAAAGCTGCATCTGTCTTAAACAACGGCTTCACAGGCGGTGTTTATGCTGGCGGCGACGGTGTTGCTCTGTTCTCTACAGCGCACCCCCTGATCTCTGGTGGTACCAACAGTAACCGTCCTTCAACCAACTCTGACTTGAATGAAACATCGTTGGAAAACGCTGTGATTCAGATCGCTGCTTGGACTGATGAGCGCGGCTTGCTGATTGCTGCTAAGCCAAGAAAATTGGTTGTGCCTCCAGCACTTCAGTTCGTTGCTACTCGTTTGCTCGAGACTAACCTTCGTGTTGGTACCGCTGACAACGACATCAACGCGTTGAAGAACAACGGCTCAATCCCTGAAGGTTACACAATTAACCACTACCTGACAGATACCAATGCTTGGTTCTTGTGCACAGACGTTCCTAACGGCCTGAAGCACTTTGAGCGTATGGCCTTGACTACTGGCATGGACGGTGACTTTGATACAGGTAACGTTCGTTACAAAGCTCGTGAGCGTTACAGCTTCGGCTTCTCTGATCCATTGGGCGTCTTTGGCTCCCCCGGTTCGACCTAATAAAACAGCCCCACAAGGGTAAGTTTGAGGCCACCCGCGGGTGGCCTTTTTATTGTCACAAAGTTAAACTACGATCAATATGCAGCCGCTGTGGTTGCGTAAACATAGGGGCACATTATGAAATTTGAAATGGAATTTGGTTACTTTGGTAACAACAAGCTGTCTATTGAAACTAACGACTTTGACATGATTCAGATTTTTCAAGAATTTGTTCAGTTCCAAGAAAACTACGGCTGGGCTGTTGAGTACGTAGCGGCACCTGACGACGAAGAGTTTGAAGACGAAGATGACACAGAAGAAGAGTTGGATGGCGCTGTGGCTGAAGCCGCCGCAGAAGCTGCTGACAAAGAGTAAAAAGTATCTCAAATTGAGATGCAGTCAGGGGGCTTCGGCCCCCTTTTTCTTTTTAGCTTTCTTGGCAATACGCTCGTCGTGATGATGTATGCGGTGGCAGTTGGCGCATAGCACAACGCACTTCTTGACTTCTTCCATAGCCCGTTTAAACGCACGGTTTTTTACTAGCTTGTTGACAGAGGCTTCTTTGGTATTGCTGTCTGTGTGATGGAAGTCAAACGTGGCGGGGTGATTTTGCCCACATTTAATGCAAGCTAATGTAGCTTTAAAGCTACGCCACTGATCTTTATACGCCTTGGCAGAGGCTCTACTTGCGGCTATTACAGTTGCTTTATTGTTGGCGTAGTACGTACTTGCGTACGTTTTTTGTTTAGTTTGTTTAACTTTTGGGTCTTTATACGGCATGTTTGATCCGATACCGCCAGTACAACGCCGTTTTAAAACCCCAAGGTTTAGATGGCTCAAACATTTTGAAACCCATAGCTATCAAACTGTTTGCAGATGCAGGGTTTTCGTTGGTGTCCGTAATGACCCAGTTTATGCCTAAAGCTTTGGCCTTGCGAATACGCGCTTTAATAAGCCTCTTCTGAAGCCCGCGTCCACGGTGAGCGAGTACAACACCTGCCCTACAAAGATACATGGTATCAGACCAACGAGTAGAGGGAACAACACCAGCGAACCCAACAGCCTCACCATCCTGTGCGTAAGCGACATACCAATGTCCTTGTGTAATTGGGTAAATTTTGTCTGCGGGAAGACACGTTTTTTGAAGCAACGTTAATAGTTGTACCACCTCTGGCTGGCGAGTATCGACAGTAACAATGCGGTATTTCATGCTTGCATGATGCCAACAAATTGTGACAAGAAAAATAAGTGTTGCACACTTAAAAATACCGTGATATAAACACAGTAATCCGGGCTTTCCGGTGTATCAAACAGTCCCGGCTGACGACATGCAGATTGATACGCCTAACTTGCATGTAAGGAAAAAATCATGGCAAATACCACGTTTAACGGCCCAGTTCGTTCCGAGAATGGCTTCCAAGACATTTCTATCAACGCCACCACTGGCGCTGTTACTGTTGATGCTACGTTTGGCGCAGCCACTAGCGTTACAGATTTGACAACCACCAATCTGGTTTTCACCGATCAAAATCACCCAACAACTGCTGCAATTAACGCAACAGCTACAGCCACCGCAGCCCAAGTTGCAACTGGCTACATCACTTCTACTTCCGCCGCCGCTACGACCATCACTTTGCCTACTGGCACGTTGCTTGGCGCAGCCTTGGGCGCTACCGCTGGTACTGTACTGGACTTGTACATTGACAACACCGCTGGCGCAAACACAGTCACAATTGCTGTAGCAACAAACGGTGTGCTGTCTACTGCGGCTGTAGATACAGCAGGTTCATTTGGTGATTTAACGGTAGCTTCTGGTGTAACAGGTTTAGCCCGTTTCACCATCATGTTCTCAAGCGCTACAGCATACGCATTCACACGTACTGCATAACTAGGAGCATCTTATGTCGATGCAAACTGATGTCCTTGCCAGCGCGGTAAGAACCACTGATGGTCAACTGCTTGACCAAGCGGGCAACACAATTACCCGCGCTCGTGTCAAAAGTATTTATATTGTTCCTTCTGCAACAGCGGGCAGTGTTGCATTTAAAGACGGCGGCACAAGCGGCACAACCCGTTTGACCGTTAACACCGTGGCCTCTGCTACGCAACCAACATACATGTTAATGCCCGGAGAAGGGCTTTTATTTAGCACCAACATTTATGTGGACGTAACTGATAT